CATGGAAGGCCATTGAACAGAATCAGGCCTATGCCATGGGATGGCACTCTGCATATTCAGGAAGGCAAAAGAAATCTGGCCGACCAATCACTTTACAACCAGCAGATCCACAAATGGGCTGGATCAAGCTACGCGAACTGCGGACTGTTTTGGAATGGTCAAAACTGCAAGGTGAAAATTTCAGACTGCAGTTTGAACAGCCGCATGACAACCGGCAATTCACCGTCAAATTTAATCACCAGGACGGAGCTTTAGAAGCCGCACCGGTGAAAGGAATTCCAGCGGTATCACTGGATGATTATTACAACGTGACCTTGCGCTTTACGGAGTTAGACGATGGCGATTGAAACCAAAGATTTAGTGATTTACAAGTCTGAACGCTTGACGGATAACTCGGATGGCGGTGGTAAATATTCTGGTGTTGTGGTTCAGGATGGCATCAGTAATAACCTGTTTAATGATGTGTCTGAGATGGATCGCACTATGGGCGATGTATCTATGCGCAAGGTCTTTCCGGCCGTCACTACAGCAGATACTGATCTATTGATGGGTGCAACGGTGTTTGTATCTGAGCTACCAGAAGATCCAAACGTATCAGCATTGCTTTTCAGTACCAAAAACTGGACAGATGAGCGCCAGGCTGCCCAGAATCGTGTAGAAAATTATCTGGCCAAAGGCGGGCAGATTGCCGGCACACCACTTGATACCCATTGGCAGGGCATGTCATCACTCCAGGTCGCTATGTTTCCTCAGGAAGTGGAGTCTTCGGTAGGCGATACCATTGTGCTGGTCAGTGATGAAGGCAAGGTATTGGAGCGTGAGCAGTACGTGCGTATTACCAAGGTTGAAACCCGTACTGCCATTATGGTCATCGATGGTAAAAATGTTGAGTACAAGGTTGCTACGTATTCCTTGAATGATGCTCTTGAGGTTGACTTTGTGGGCCTTTCAGCACGCCAGTGGTACAACGGTGAGAAATCCAAGACCATCATTCGGGATACGATTGTTGCGGATACCGGCCTTTACTATTCATCTACAGCGCTGGCATCTGATGCCAATGTGGGAGAATTTACGGTCAATGCTAAAAGCATCTTTGCTCAACTAATCCCGTCTGCTCAGACTGAAACCCCAATTATTGATGTGAATGCTGCTGGCGAAAGCGTGGTGCTGGTAGCGGGTAATGAAGGCACCATCACGGTCAATTACCCGAATATGGTGATTGGGGTGAATCAGAACCTGTACATTGGCTCAGCAGTGATTCCTTCCAGTGTTTCTTTTACTTTACAAGGACAGCAGATTACCGATCAGGGCGGATTACTTAAGAATACTCAAGGTACACAGGTTGGTACGATTGATTACCAGCGTGGTTTGATTCAGTGGACTGCGGCAGCACCGGCTGGAACCGTAAGTTTGAATATTACTTTTAAACCAGCAGCTGCACCGAATCAGTATTACCAGAGTCATGCAATACCAGTGACTCAGAATAACCAGAGCACCAACTGGACCGGAGTTTTAATTCCAATTCCGGCACCTGGTGCACTTTCGATTTCATACATGTCGCAGGGCAAGTTCTATGAGCTTAAAGATGATGGTTCAGGCCAGTTAAAGGCTGCCAGCCCATCCTTTGGTTCTGGCATGATCAATTATGAAACTGGCTCATGGTTATTAACGACTGGCGCACTACCAGATGTAGACACACCAATTCTGCTGAACTGGGGTACACCAATTGTCACCTTCGTACGATCAAATTTAAGTGTGGAAAAAGCTGCATTTGATTTTGATTTAGGCCGACCAGGTGTGTTGCCGGGCATAACTATTAGCTGGATGCTTGAAGGCGAAGAGAAAACGGCAACCTCTAATGCGCAGGGTAAGTTTACTGGTGATGCTACAGGTGAAATTAACTATGCAACCGGTATTGGCAAGATCATTCCAAACAAGCTGCCACAGAAAGGCACAGTCTTTTCGGTGATTTATAACTATGGATCCTCACTTGAACAAACCAAGATGGATGTTACCCCAGCAAATCAAAAGCTGACCTTTACCATTGGTACAGGACCGGCAATTCAGCCAAATAGTGTTGAGTTAAAAATTCCACTTCAAAGCAGTGAGGGGATTACAGGATCCGTAACCCTGACAGATGTACCGGTGAATGCAACTATGGGCAATCTAGTGAATAGCCGTGGTCAAGTGCAAGGCACCATTACCTATGCCACTGGCGCAGTTGAAGTCACACCAAAGAGTACAGCAAGCAGATTTGTGCAAACCTTTACACCTATGGCTATCTATGCGGCTGCCTAGCGAGGAAATATGTCTTTTTATTCTCCACAAACATCAGACATTCAGGGTCAGCAGGTTGAACTAAAAGCCCTTAATACTATTGATGTTCAAGTTAAATACCGTGATACATCCGGCTCCAATTCAGCAACCCACACCGTAACGGCCAACAAGTTAAAGCTGGATTTATCCTCTGGCTTTGATGAGCAGATTTTGACAGGCTCAGCCCGATTCAAAGTTGGTGCGGACACTTATCTAGATCGCACTGGCTTGCTGTATCGCAATGTAAATCCGGCGAATAACAGCGGGATTCAGTCTGGTGTGATCCAGTATGGTACCGGTATTGTTGAAATCGACTCATGGACACCGAATGCAGATAACACGATTACTCTGGAATCCTTAACTACCACAACCGATTTATTGCCGGTCAACAAAATCAGCTTTAGAACACCCATCATGCCGATCCGTCCACAATCCTTAACTGTGGTAGTGGGTACGCTTGAATATGGTCAGCTTACACTAACTGCTGATGAAAATGGCGTGATTGAAACCAGTCGGGCACATGGTCAGGTCAATTGGGATAATGGTTTTGTTACGATTTACTTCTACAGCAAAACCCAAATTACTGAGGCTAACCGGGCTGAGATTGAAGCGAATGACTGGTATGACCCACTACTCGAATATGATGAGCTAGATGGCCGTTATATTAACGTTCCGGTCTGGGTCGATGCTTCATCCGTACGCTATAACGCTGTGGCTTATACCTATATTCCTTTGGATTCTGAAATTCTAGGTCTGTCTGCTACACGATTACCGATTGATGGCCGGGTGCCGATCTTTCGTGTTGGTGGTATTGGTATTGTCAGCTCAAGCAAGGTGCAAGAGCTACCCAGTGCAATTGCAGGTACTACATACGATCTGAATGATCAGCGCATTTCGTGGGCTGAACTTGAAGATGCCAATGGAACCAAAGTAGCTTTCGATTTGTACACGGTCGATTATGATTATGGTCGTGTGACATTGGGCGGTGACTTCGTACTGGGTAATCTGGTCGCACCACTAACAGTGAAATACCGCTATCAGGATATGGGTCTGATCCGCGATGTACAGATCAGCGGTCAGCTGACCTTCACCAAGCCTTTAACCCATAACTATGATGCGGTGGATACCATAGTCGGTTCTGCTTTAGTGATTGGTGATATGCAGGCGCGTTATACTCGTAAGTTTGTGCAGGGATCGTGGAGTGGGGCATGGGCTGACGAGCCTGTGGGTGCAACCATTCCAGCGAATTACAATGATGCACTATATCCGATTCAGGTCACAAACAAGGGTGCCATTCAAGAGCGATGGTATATCCAGTTTACTGATGCACAATCATTCCGCTGCATTGGTGAATATTCTGGCCAGATTGGTACCGGTACCACCAATGCAGACTATGCACCAATCAATCCAGTCACTGGTGTGCCTTACTTCATAATTAAAAAAGAAGGTTGGGGTAGTGGCTGGGCCAATGGCAACGTGCTGCGATTTAATACCGTGGCTGCAAATTTCCCGGTGTGGGTAATTCGCACAGTGAAGCAATCTGAGCCTGCTGTAATGTCAGATCAATTCCAAATTATGCTGCGTGGTGACATTGACCGCGTTGTTTAAAATATAAATCAAATACGACCGCTATATGCGGTCTTTTTTATGGGTATAAGAAATGGTTGCAAGTACAGATATCAAGTTTTATGTGCATACAAATAAAAATATGCCACAACTTCAAAATGCATACGGTTCAATGATTAATGTGCTGGATGCATGTTTAATTAATGGAATTAGCATTGGTGCGGTGTCATCGCTTACAGCATCCGGCACAACAGTGACAGCATTGTTCAGTGAATCACATGGCTTGAAGCAGCAACAGGTGATAAAAATCACTGGTGCAGCACAAAATGAGTTTAATGGTGAACATAGAGTTTTATCTATTCCGAACGCACAGACTGTGACGTTTGAGCTTGCTACACCACCTAATGTAAGCGCAGCAACTGGAACAATCACTGCATCTCTACCACCGCTGGGATGGGAAAAACCTTTTTCAAGCGTAAATGCCGGGGGCGGTGGAAAGGCTGCATATCGATCAACTAATTTACTTTTACCAAACCGTCCATTTTTACGTGTCGTAGATGAGCTTGATCCGGTGTGGTCGTCATCATACGCAAAATACGCCAAAGTTGGCATTGTTGAAGATATAACTGGTATTGATACGATGCTGGGTGTACAAGCTCCATTCGACTCGGCTTTCCCAAATAAGAATTGGATTGGAACGGGCTCTGGTGCAAGTGCGATAAACGGATGGGCTAAATGGTATTATGCACGTATTCGCAATCCAACAATTGAAAACTGGATGGACTCGGAAGGTGCAATTAGCGGAAACAAGGTTTGGCTTATAGTTGGCAATAGTGATAGCTTCTATATTTTACCCTCTCAAGCCAATGACGCTCTAGCTAATGCTTACTTTTTTGGTGCGATAGAAAGTTTGGATGATACGGATGCTTACAATACTGCATTAAGCGCATCTTATAGCTATAATGCTGCAAATACATGGAATGCAACGGCAAAAACAACAGGAATATCAAACTTTGTAAAATCATTGTTATTGCAAAGACCGCATGATGCGTCTGAAAAACCTGCCATTGCCTCAAATACAGCAATGTTACCACTTTCGGGAATCTTTGGTTCTGGACAAAAAACATGAATGTTGTTGCTGCGGTTGATGGGGTGTATCTTGTTGATGTATTTATTTCTGAGTATTCAGCATCCAATCAAAACTTAGTCACGGTAATGCGCGGGAAAATGCCAATCTTAAAGTGGGTTGCGCAGCGTCCAGTGCTTAGTGATCTATCTATTTTAAATAATGGTAGTAAGTCTTATATTTTTAAAGATGTTGCTATTGGTGCAGAAAATAGCGGTGGTGATGAAAACCTGGGGCAAATTGCATTTCAGTTAACCTAACAGCGGAGGTGAGACATGCGAGCAATCAACTTAAACGCAAATCCAGTATTTGTTAAAAACACATCAAATGTGGTAGGTAAGCGCAATATATACACCATCGCAGGGTCTGTGAAAAAGCAAGGTGTCCCGTACCCATGCAATATCGGAATTTATGACAGGGTGTCGGGTCGGCTGATTAAAAAAGTAAAAACAGATGATCTAGGTAGATATGAAGCAAAGGAGTTATATAAGGATAGCTACTTTATTGTTGCACTGGATCAAAGCCAAGAATTCAATGCTGTTATACAGGATAACGTGGTGCCAGAATGAGTAAAACATCAATCATTGCTCGGCTTGCTATGATTCAAGCCTTTGCAAATCTCATGGATAGCGGTAGCCAAAGTGCTACCGTTATTTTTTATGAGGGTGTGCAGCCTGCCAGTCCTGCGGTTGCAGCAGTCCCAAACAACGCCTTGGTAACACTGACTTTTCCAGAGCCATGTATTAAAGAAATCACAGCCAGTTATGTAGAGCTTCATCCAACCGACATAGCAACGGTGATTAAATCAGGCACTGCAACTTGGGCACGGATCTACAACGGCGCAGGTGAAGTAGCTGCGGATTTAACTGTGGGATCTGACATAACCCTGGCGAATACCAATCTGGTTGTGGGTGGTACCTTGTCTATCCAATCAATAAAACTCAGACCTTAATTTAAAAGGGTGCTCATGTGGATTTTAAAAATAAGCTCGGCACCGTTGATGCGCATAACCTAAACCTAAACTTTAAGCCTGATAATACTGATAGCCATAACATCATTCTGAATTTTGAGCATCTGGCTGATAGCTCAACTAATCTTAATTTTGGTGATGATGTATCTTCAATAATCGATACGGTACTTGATACTGAGTTTTCATTTGAGGTCACCGCAGTCTATGCAGAGAGTGGTACAAATACTGCAGTTATAGACACGGTGCTCGACACTGGCTTCAGTTTTGATTTGGTTGCTGTATTCAGTGAAAATACTGATGTTCTTGGTCAGATTGATACTGTTCTGGACACCAGCTTTAGTTTTGAAGTTGTCGCTATATTTGCTGGAAACCTGTGCACGATTGATACCGTTTTAGATACTGAATTTCAATTTGAAGTTAAAGCGTTATTCGATATCAATCATCTTGTAGGTGTGTCTTACGGTTTTGACATGCGATATCAGAAGGCCATCGCAGCCTTGAGCACCACAGAAATACCGTGGGCCAAGCCGATATTAAGAGTCTCAAATGAGGCTCTTTTTTATGATCAAGGCTTGGTAGTTTCGAATCAGGTAAATATTCAGTATGAGCAGGCAGGGTCATTGACCCGGGCGATTAGATCCTTTCATGAGCAGGCAACCGGTTTAAGTTCGGATGCGTATGTCATCTGGGAAGAAGGCGATAAGCGCTTTATTCATCAGCGATACTTACATGAAGAGACAATTAAGCTGCGCCATAACCGGGAAACGGTCTGGCAAGAAATGATCCGCAGGCGTAAGACTTTTACTTACTCACACGAAGTGGCTCAGGTCTTTGAGCATCGCTTTTCATTCGAGTGGGATAAGAGCCTTGAGATTATTACCAAGTCAGATTTGCCATGGGATCAAGCCAAAGCGATCCATTACCGCAAGCATCCGGTTTTACCTTGGCCAAAGCCTGAAATACCTAAATACGAAGGTACTGGCGATCTAAACTTTATCTGCTTATGTCATGACGTTGATTCACACAATGTTGTTTTAAATTTTGGTGCAGATGACTGTATTCCAGCACTGCCGAAACGGAACTGGTGGTATATCGTGAATACATTAACAGCCGAGCGATTAGATACCGGCGAAAAAATAAAAGTGATTGATGGCACCTACAGTACCAGCCGATCCCAATGGTGCTGGACTTACTCCATTACCGTGGCTCATACGGAAAAAGATAAGCTACAGCCGATTGATGGTCAGCCGGTGATTCTTAAAGTCATGATCAATGGGTTTGAGCATCATATTCTGCTTGAGGATCCAGAGGAGACCCGACGTTTTGCCAGTGTTTTATACACCTATCCGGGTCGAAGTGTCACAGCTTTGAACTCTGCCAAATATGGACCATTACGCTCATTCATCCAGGATAACGAACGAACCTCTGTGCAACTGGTTCAAGCGGAATTGGATCGAGCGAATAGTGGTACCAACCTCGACTGGAAGCTAATTGAGGAATTGGGCTGGATTGTACCGGTTGAAAGCCTGAGTTATGCAGAACTGGCACCAATCGATGCAATCAAGCAGGTGGTTGATGCAGGGGGTGGCTTTATCTATAGCCAGAAAGCCGGTAATACACTGACGATTTTGCCGCGATATCAAAAGGGATATTGGGATTCGATGACAGTGGAGGATTACGACATTCTGTTATCTGAAAGCCTGGTGATGCAGCAGAACATCAAGCAGAACGATGAATACATTGCTGACTTTAATGCCATTACCGTGGTGAATAGTCGCAGTGGTGAAAGTCTGAAAGTGCAGCAGCGTGGAACCTCGGGTGATGTGCCGTTAGAGACAGTCACGGGTCCACTATTTAATGTGGTATCGGGTGCGAGTTATGGCAAAAATGAACTGGTCAAAGCCAATATTCAGGAGCTGCACACCTTTTCTGATATTCCTGCCAGTCAGGAAATTGGCGAGATGCTACCAGGTAAATCGATTGCATTTAATGGCCAGTGGTGGGGTGTAATTGATGGAGTGAGTGGCAGCTTTTCGCATGAAAAGGTGAATGAAACCATTACTGTGGAGCGTATCAGCCGTGACGAATCCTCTATTTGAATTACGAAAGCTTTTAAATCCAATTCATGCGGAATACATCGGCACCATTACATCAGTGAAGCATCCAGAGTATCGGGTGCAGATCGATGGTGGATCTGGGCCAGTGCTGTGCACATCCGGCACAGCTTATAACTTGGGTGCCAGAGTATTTGTTTCCAATCAAGTGATTTTAAGGCCGGCACCAACTGGTCAGCACTCAGAAATAGAAGTCTAAACTTAACCAAACAACAGCACCTTTTTAGGTGCTTTTTTATTGCCAAAAATAGGGGTATGTATGACTAAAGGGGATGTATATGGACTTTCTTAGTCAAGTATTGGAAAGCATAAAGAACCATTCACACATCCTTTTTACAGGTGTGCTGGGCGCGACTTTTGGCTTTCTATTAAGCAAGGAGCCAACCCGGGATCGCTGGATAGGATTCTTTGCTGGCTTCATTTTATGTGTGGTCTTTGCTAAACCGGCAAGTTTATTTCTTGCTAGCGGTAATTACCCAGAACTATTTGGCTTCATTCTGGGTGCTGCTGGTAAAAGTACAGCTGAAGCATTGCTGAGTTTGGCTCGATCAAGAGTTCTTGGTTTAGTCAAAAAGGAGAATGAAGATGCTGCTAATCATAAGTAAAACAGCTTTGGTGTTATTTATAGTTTCGTTTGCCATCATGGCATTTCATCCAAAAATTCAACTTCCAAAACATATCGATTTTCTATTGGTGTTGTCGATCCTTTTTGGGGCAGCACTTTTTGTTAAAGATGAGTATTCGCCTAGTCCAGCTGGAACCCTTTTTTCACCACAGTAAGTATTTTATTCGCACTCTTTACCCGACAACTCTATATTTGGGGTAAGGGTGGTGCACGTCCTAAATTTTTTAATACGGATAAAGATGGTGACAACCCATGAAGCACATTTTTGATTTCTTACGAAAGATCAGTGGTGGCAAACTCACCCAAAAGCAGGTTGATGCTGCAGATAAGCTGATTGCAACTGCTTATGATGACCTGAACGATGTGTTGGGTATCGCCACAGATGAAATGCATGTGAGTCCAAGTGGAGTCGATTTGATCTGCAATTTTGAAGGTCTGCGACTGAAAGCCTATGATGATGGCGTAGGTGTATGGACTATTGGTTTCGGCACCACAAAATACCCAAATGGTATTCGTGTCAAAAAAGGGGATACCTGCACACTGGATCAAGCCAAAGCTTATATGCAGAACGATCTGAAATCATTTGAGCAGACTGTAAATAATACGGTCAAAGTTCCACTCAGTCAGAATCAGTTCGATGCTTTAGTTTCACTGGCCTACAACATTGGATCAACTGCATTCAAAAATTCCACTTTGGTTAGGCAACTAAATGAAGGAAATTATAAAGCTGCTGCCAATCAATTTAATGTTTGGGTCAATGCTGGTGGCAAGCGCATGCAAGGTCTGGTGAACCGCCGGGCTGCAGAAAGGACTTTATTCTTAAAATAGATAAATGCCCTCAAATGAGGGCTTTGTTTATCATTAAAATAAGTGACTGGTTATTAATTAATCCTCAGAATCCCTTCCCAACTAAAATAGTTTTGAGTCAGGTTTTGTCTGGCCATTGCCCATGCGCGACCATGCATTTTGCATGGGCCAATTGCTATTTTCTTATCTCCAAATCTCACCTTAACCTGCTCAAGGGCAGATTGAAGTTTCTCATTTTTCTCTATTTGAGTACTATCAGATAGAAGGTCGTATATGTATGTCGATTTTGGCTCGATTGCGGTCAATATCACACCACATTTCTTAAACTCGATTCCTTCTTGAAACAGCTCATTCATTCGCTTCATTACAGCCCGGTTCATAACAGCAGCACAGTCAGTCGGCTCAGCAAATCCGATATTGATCGACTTGTTATAGAAAGGCCTGTTCTTATCAAAAGGATTGGATTGGGCAAAAGCAATCACACAACCACAAAGAGATTCATCTTCTCTTAACCGCTTAACAGCATTCTGTAGGTAATCACTCATTGCCTCAGATAATGATTCAATATCGGTTACCCGTGCGCCAAATGAGCGTGATGAAATGATTTGCTTCTTGGTTGGCGCAGCCTGCTCAAGTTCGATACATGAAATCCCTTGCAGTTCCATAACAGTCCTCTGCATTACCACAGAAAATAGTTTTCCCATTTGATGTGGATTAGACCTGACTAAATCAAGAACAGTATTAACACCTAAGCCTTTTAGTTTTTTACTATGCTGACGACCAACTCCCCAGACTTCGGAAACATCAATCAAACTCGAAAATAATCACGATGTTTAGGATCCATAGAAACTAGATCACAAACCCCATTGAAGCGTTTAGCCTTTTTGGCCATATGATTAGCCAACTTGGCTTCAGTCTTACTTCGCCCAATACCGACACAAACCGGTAATCCGATCCACTGCAAGATCCGCTGTCGCATATTTTGCGCATATTCAACCAGGTCATAATTTTCAGAATAGGCAGTAAGCTTTAAAAAGCACTCATCAATCGAATAAACTTCCTGTTCACCTGGCGCCACGTAATCAGCCAGAATCGAATGGAAACGTTGAGACATTTCAGCATACAAAGCATAGTTACTCGAAAGTACCTGTACATTAATACACCGACTGCCCATAGAGAGGCTGAGACTGCCAAGGCACACAGGGATAGG